CTCGAGTGCGAAGGCCACTTTCTCTTGAGAACGGTCATAATCTGAGAAATCATTCTCGACTATGACGTTTCCCATAGCAGGCATGTAGGCTTGGTTGAGAAATTCTTCGATCTGGTCGAGGTTCTTGCCTTTATTGTACAGCACCTCGGGACGCAGAAGACTCCGGAATCGAATGTCAGCTTCACGAATCATAGGACCGAAGAAAGCATTAACTTCTTTCTTATGGAACATGACCGTTTGTACCGTGGCATAATTGGTCTGCGGCTTGGTGTCCGTCGCTACCTTTGGTTCAGACTTAAGAATGAATTCGTAATCGCTGATGTGCTCTTTGACGTACTGCAACACATAAGCAGGGTCCATTTTTTTCAGAGCTCGAATAGTGGACGGATTCTGGAACTGTAACCACGTCAGCGCGTCCTTCTCGTTGGGCACAATCTTATCCATCTTTGCTAAACGTTGACGCCAATTGGATACGGCAAAGACATCCATCATGTGCTCGAAAGCCTGCTCGGCAAAATCAGTGTAACTGGCAGGAGCTGCGACATGATTAGCCCCCAGATTACGTTTGTTCAGTGAAAGCAGTGCTTGCGTGGTAGTGGCTTGGCGTGGCGGTGCGCAGGATGTCCTGAGACGGGGTCGTAAGGTACGCCTCGGTTTGAGCAATTGGACCATCTTATTTACGCTCCATTTCAGTGAACCTATCAGCGAGAGCTTTAAGTCACTAAACTCAATCATCGAATTGTCGAACTCTGTGTCTAGCTCAGAGTTACCGGGCAGCAATTGGTCCAACACTGTTTGGATAGTTTCCAGCGGTGAACTGTTAGTTAAACCAGGGGCATTGGCAGCCCAATAGTTTTCGTCGGGTATCACCGCCGAAACTTCCTATTGCTTGCGAGATTGATCGCCCTTAACCCCACCCAAAGCACGTGTGATGTCCTGGATAGCTTGCGACCGAACAACTTCCTTGCGAACCAGATCTTCTGTCGCTGCAGTCTGATCCAAGGTGTAGTAATCGAAACGCATAGTGTGCCGGGTAAGCGCTACCACCATTTGGCCCGTGCTCATTCTGAGCTTGACATCTAAGTTGGGCTTACTGCGTACGAGGATTACATGTTTGGCGCGTCCGCCTTGGAATTCGTCTATTGTCTTCGGATTCTTAATACCCTTGTTGATTAAATCTCGCTTGCACTGCTGGGTGAACGTGAGATACTGAGCGTCCTTCGCTTTAGGCACTTCTGCAAGGGAACTAATGTAGTGAACGTACAGAGAACGTTCGGTCGTATTCAACGTATTGAAACCGTGAGGGTACAGACCTTTACCATCGATGTCGATAGCGTGTTCGCCTTTACCCGCTTTGAGTCTTCCCAGAACGGCCACCACGTCGCGGCACACCGTGTACGAGGTGGTGCGGTATTCGCTTTGCCAATGCAGAGGCACCGTAGGTAACTCATAATTTGAAACGCGTGGAGCGAAAGACAACTGCTGTTGGTCACCGTAGATCCGGACTTCTTTGGCGCATGTAATTTCAGCAAGGTAGACAATCTCGCCCAGATGCAGTTTCAAACCTTCGTCAATGACCAGAATGTCGGCCTTGTCTGTCCTATTGAGGATGCGTGATCCAACAGTGGCAATCTTCGATTCGTCTTTGTCATTATCGATGAACTTCTGTTGCAATTCTGCAGCTGCAGCTCGCGATGCAACGGCGATGATCATGTTCGGACCGTATCTTTGCATGATTTCCGTGGACTTGCCGCAGCCAGGTACGCCTTCGATGAGCACAAACCTGCGACAAGGATCCAGTTTGTCTACCCTGTTACGTTGCAAAGCCCTAAAATGACTATGGACAAGGGTCTCCAAGATAGCAGAATTGATGAAAATCTTAGGATGATCTTGCGCCGTTATGAGCGTGTGGTTGTTTCTATCGTACTCAGCATCAACTAACATACCCTTCGCGTCGGTAGAGTGAGCATTCAGATCGGGGGGAACATAAACGCACGAAACTCTCGCGTCCTCGGAAATCTTGTAACCGGGTGGTAGGCGATACCTCCCTTGTCCGACAGATCCTACAATCAAAGGATGATCTGTAGTGAACTTGCCTCTGCCGACATTAAGCCGATTACCTCCAGTATACGTACGGACGCTGAGCCACTCGTCGTGACAGAAGCCAGAAAATTCAGAAAGTTGAAGAGCCACATACTCATAATACGACTCCAACCAGATTGCGCGGTCTTCAGCCACCCTTGATGCATCCAGCTTGGATAGCGCCATGGGTTTGATTTCTTTAGACTTGGGTTCGACATTATCTAAATCCGCGTCCTTCT